AAGGCTGCCCGCCACGCTTGGTGGCAAGCCCAGCAGGCCGCCGGCGAGGGTGCCCAGCGCGTTGCTGGCCAGGCCGAACAGCAAGGTGGGCCGGTCAGCGATCACGCTGGCGACGGCATAGGCGGCGAGCACCTGCGAAATCGCCGATTGAATACCGGAGAGCAGCGTTCCCGCCGTGCTGTTCAAGCCCGAGGCGATCGGCTTGTTGCCGCTTTCCACGAAGGTCAGATCGAAGGTGGCCATGCCACCACGATCCTGGCTTTCATTCATGCGCACAGTTACCAGGCGCACACGCAGATTGCCGAGATACGGGTGCACCAGCGTGCCTACACCCAGCGCCTCACACGCCTGGCGCAGCGCGTCCCGCTGGTCGAAATAATCCTGCGTGGTCAGGTTGGCGATGACATAGGCCTTGACCCGATAGCTGCGCTGCTTGCGGCCCATATCCTCAGTGGTGGGGCGATCACGCAGCGCGTATTCATGGCTGGCGATGCGCCGGCCGCTATCCCAATCGTGCTCTTGCACGAAAAATGGCACACCACGCCAGCTGGCGGGCAGGTAGCTGTCAAGCCAGGACATTAGTGGCTGTTACCGTAATTGCCGACATCGACTTGATTCAACATGTCCAGCAGCGAGCCGTGGCCTGTTGCCGTCACCGTGGTGCCGGGCGGCAGGCCGGGGATGTTCAGATGCAGGGTGATGTCGCCTTCCAGGCGGGGGATTGACACGCTGAATGGCCCTTTCGGCGCGGATCCAAGCCCCGGTTCCGATGGGCCTGCGAACAGGCTGTCCACTAGAGCCTTGTTGGTGCGGAACGGGTTGTGATCCTGATTGTCGCCCCCGAACAGCGGCCGGTACAGCGAGTCCTCGCCGAAGGTGTCGGCGGCGAGCTGATCGAGCGGCGCGTGTCGGGGAAGCCGTTCAAGCGCTGCCCGCGTGAAACCATGCGCGATCGCCGTCTTCAGCACGTCAGGATGCTGATAATAGAAATCCTGCGGCTCGGCTGTGTCGCCTTTTGTGTTTTCATAGCTGTTCAGCAGGTTAAGGCCGAACAACAACTGACCCACACCCGAGAGCCGACCAGGATTTGCGGCGGCCTGGCGAGCGGCCAACAGGCCTGGCGCCGCGGTGCCGGCGGCTGCGGCAGCCGCGACGCCGCCGCCGGCCGTTACAGCAGTGGCCGCACGCTCCGCGGCAGCAGCCCCGGCGGCGGCCTCACCCACGCGGATCCAGCCGGCCAGCTTCAACGCCAGGTTACCGGCCTCGATAATCGGCCCAGCCAGGAAAAGCACGCTTTTCGCGGCCATCAGGGCAGCTAGAACCTCGGCGGCGCGGCCCCAGCCGCCCATGGCGTCGGCCACACGGTTGGCCGAATTGGCGAACCCGTCCAAATCCGCCTCAACGTTGCGCCAGTTTATTCCGTCAACGAATTCCTTGACCTTTTTGCCTTCACGCTCAATGAAGCCGCCGATGCCTTCATGCTTCAGCGCGAGCCTCGATTGATTAGCCAAAAACTCGGCGAATTCATGCTGGGCCGGCAGGAGCAGCGGCGCCAATGACTCGGCCAACGATTCCTTGAAGCCATCCGCAGCGGCGCTGACCCGCTTCATGCCGTCAGCATATTCAAGCAGCGCCTGATGCCCTTCGTTCCCAGCGGGGTGCAGGTGATCAAATTCAGCGTTAAGCTCGCGGATTTTTTCCGCGCCGAGCGCAAAAAAAGGCAACGCTTCCTGAGCTCCTTTCCCCATCAACAGCGTTGCCACATTTGCTCTGTCACCAGCATCCGCAGTGTGGCTGAAGCCGTCAGCGAGCTCTGGCAGGATATCCGCCGCGTTGCGCAGGTGGTGATTGGCATAAAGCTGAATGTGCGCCTGTCTAAAAACTGCGGCAGCAGCCTTATTCTGGCCATGCGCAGCCTGGGCAATCGTTTTATTCAGCCGCTCCATACTTTTATCGAGCGTTTCTGCGCTCGTGGCGGTTACTGACGCGGCGAAGTGCAGCGACTGGAGCTGTCGGACAGACAACCCGATCACGCTGGAGGCATGTTCCAGACCCTCCATCTTTTCGGCCTCGGAATTCACCAATTCAAGCGCCCCGGCAAACGTCGCGCCAGCACTCAGCGCTGCGAAGGCCGGCACCAAATCCAGCACCCGTTCATGCACCTTCAGCACGCTTTCGCCAATGCGGTTGAAGCCTTCGGTCACCACCTTGGCGTGTTCACGCAGCGCGGCCAACGCGCCTTCGTGCTCCATATGATTGATCGACCTGCCGGCGTGGCCGGCGGCAGCCGACACCTTATGGATTTCACCGGCCAGCTTGCGCAGGGCATCGCTACCCTGATCCTCTAGCCGGATAACGCCATGCAATTCCGGGTGATCTGTCACCAGGCTATCTCCCCGATTGCAACGCCTTGATCAGTTCCTCCTGCATGTGCAGGGTGAACGCAGCCGAGGCGAACGCTTCAAATTTTTTCCGGAAGCCAAATTTCGGCTGATAATGCGTGGCGCCCTTGAAGGTGGTCAAACGCCGGATCGTGTGCTTGTCCGCCGTACCACCGCGTTCGAAATAACCACCGATCTTGCCGAACCGGGCCGGCGCGCTGCCAGCCGCCAGGAAAACAACCCCGGTAGTACCGCGCATATTGCGGAATTTTTCTTGAGCACTGCCCAGTTTTCGCTGTGCGCCATCCCGCTTCAACTTAGACAGCTTAGCGAGAGCCGCGCGCAGTCTGCGGCGCTTCGCCAGATCCGCCGCCGCCATACGCTGGAGCTTGGCCAGGCCGCCATACGGGATATTCCCGGTGAACGGATTTTCGACAAAGGCCTTATTCGGCAGCACCAGCGCAGTGGCACCAGGCCTGCGCGTGTTGCTCGACGGCGTTCGGCCACCGCCTTCCTCTTCCAGGCCGAGATATTGCGCCTGCAGAGTGAGCACGAAAACTTCCGCCACTAACGGATCAAAGCTGCTGGTCGGGCCCTTGGCACCGATCGCGCGCTTCGTGAAGGGCGTGGCCTTGGTGAAGATTTCCGGCACCGCGGCTTCCAGGCGGCCCTTTACATCCTTTGCCGTCAGGAAGAGGGCGCGGCGAGCGGCGTAGGGAAGCTGTTTTTTCTCGATATCATTGAGTTGCGCGCGGAAGGCCTCAAAATCGGTTTTCAGATCCAACGTCAGCAGGGAACCCATAGCGGCAAACCTAGTTCATTATCGTGTGACCACGCGCTTGGTCTGGTGGAAGGCGACCGCGAGCTGCTCGATTTTCAGGCCCATGATCCACTCGATGCCCCAGATGCGGCCTAATTCAAAGGCACGATCGATCAGCTTTTCGACTGGCTGGGCGTCATAAAACCCACGATTAAGTCGGCCAACTGCATGAATTCGCTAGCCGTCAACAAATCCACGCTTGATGTCGGAATGCTGGCGAGCTGCGCGATCATCGCCCGCACCGCGGTTGGCTCAAACACCAGGCGTGTGGTTCCTTCCCGGCCGGTTTCCAGCTTATAGGGGATACCCGCCTTAAACAAATCCCCAGCCGTCACTTCCTCACGCAGCGTCAGGCTGCTGATCGTCTGTCCGTGCGCCTGGATCGGCTTGGAAAGCGGAAAATCCATGATGTTGATACCCTCTTTGCTTTCACTAACGTGGCTTACGAAGAAAGCTCCTGGCACGATAGCCCGCTGAACTTGGCTTTGACTTTAGCTTCCACCGCGTCAAGCTCCGGGTCACCTTCGTTCCAGCCGCGGACCAGAACATAGGTTTTCCCGTTATCGAGCTCCGCGGTGAAGGTCGTTTCTGTCAGCCCCTTGATGGTTGCCAGCAGAACCGCGTCACCATCCATCAGCTCGCAATCGAACATCGGCGGCACGTATTTCGTGATGTAGCCCAGCACGCCATTCGGGCCCGCTTTCGCTTCACGGACCCTTCCGCCCATTTGGACGCTGAAGCTGCCGCCCAGATCGTATTGCTGGCCGTTCGCCTTGAAGTAGAGCGTGCCGCCGCGGAATGTCGAGCTGGGGCCGCCGAGAGTGCCGGACATAAATCATCCTCCGATACAGGGTGGTGCTGCGCCTGGGCGGGCGCGCGATCAGACTTCCAGCGATCAGCTGGCGGCGGCGGCCTGGATGGCGGCGCTGAACTTGCGAAACTGATTGATCACGCCGATCTGGCGCAGCCCTACGATGTTGTAGGGGTCGAAATTTATGATGATCCCGTTATCGTTGCTCGGGTTCAACTCAACCGATGACGCGGCGATGAACGCTGCGGGATCTGTCACCCAACCGAGCTGCTGCATGGTCGTATAGGCGGCCACCAGATCGGCCGTCATGCTGGTGGTGGTGACAATCGGCAAGCCGGAACCGAAGGCGCTCCCCGCTTCGGCGATATTCACCCGCGCATAGCGCTGCTGGAACCAGGCCGTCAGAAAATCGCTTTCCGACATGAGAAGGTACATGTCTTCAGTATCGAAATACGCCTTGGATGGCTCACCGAAGCTATTGGTCTGATAGGTTGTGGGCATGCGCTGGATGTAGATACCGCCAGCGCCATCATAATAGGTGGTGCCCATCCCCAGGCCCAGCAGGGTGTTGTCCTGCGGGTTGTGCGACCATGCGGCCTCGCCGCCATTGCTGGTGTTCGGCGCCAGCAAGCCCTGTGGGGAAAGTGTCTGCGTGGGGGTCTGGGGCGGCTGGCCGTTATCGCCGCGCATGGATCCCGCGGCGATGCCGATCACGCCGGCGACCCATTTCCAGGGCGGGCTGGGGCTGCCGGTTTCATAGATCATCACCGTGCTGTGGGGATCGTTGTTGTCGGGGCCATATTCAGCCAGGTTGGCAGCGGTATCCTGCCGCGCGGTGAAGCAATGGCCCCAGCTGCCGCGCGTCGGGTCCCAGCGCCCCCCGACAAAGGACATCAGGCTGGCGAACGTCGCCATGGCGCCAGTGGCGCTGTAGGGGTGCAGGATAAAGCGGAACGGCCGATCACCGATAATGGCGGCAAGGCCCGTCAGCACCGGGTCCGTGGCGCCACCGGACATCGCGGTGATCGCCACCGTCACGCCGGCGGGCAGCTGCTCACCCCCCTGCAACCCGTGGTAATTCAAACTGATATTGATGCGGTTGCCAAGAGTGCCCTTGTTGTTTGCCGTCAGATCGACCTTGTAATTATCCGTCCCATCCACCGTTGCCAGCACCGGTAGCGTCAGGCCGTTGACCTGGTAGGCGTTCAGCGCGCTGACCACGTTGGCGGCGATCTGGCTGGCCGTCTGGCCGGCGGCAACCCCCACCTGAACCTCAATATCACTGATCATCAGGAACAGCGTGCCGTTCCCCGTGGCGGGGCCGGTGATAACGATGCTGCCAGATGCAGCCGTGGCGCCCGCGGCGTCGGCCAGTGGCAGGATGGAAATCTGCGCCGTGGGATCATTCAGCACATACGCGGCGTACATCGCTGCCAGATGGCTGCCGGCGCCGCACAGCGCGCTGACCTGGCTGACGGAAAGCGCCGTCACGATCACATCAGGCTGTTCCGTGGTCACCTGGCCGATCAACAGCGTGGGCTTCGCCGCGGCGCCGGTGCCCGCCTGGCTTGAGTCAAACGCGATCTGCACCAGGGGGTAGAGCACGTTTCCAAGCGTTGAATCGGCCATAGGAAAAGCCTTCCATTCAGGATTGCGGGGTGTTGGTGTCCACGGTGAGCGTGCCGCCCGCGGTGTTGGTGATGGTGGTGGTGATCGTTTGCAGCGGCGCCGCGATGCTGACGGGCAGCGGCGGCGAGCGCGGCGCCCCATTGGCCGTAAGCGGGCTGGTCAGAAGGGTTGCGTATTTTTCCCGCGTGCCATTACCCACGATTTCGATCATGGAATGCATGATGAAGCGTTCGCTATCTTCCCACTCGCGCTTGGTATTCACGCTGACGAGCGGGCCGAACATGTAGGGCCAGTAGGGGTCCCGCAGCAGCGCGCCCAGCACCTGGGCTTCGAGCACGTCGATCTGCGCCACAGCGTCCGCCGGGGCGGCGGCGACAACATACAGCTCTACGTAGATCGACAGCTTGTTGCGAAGCCAGACGGCGGTGCCGGCGCCCGAGTCGGTCTGGCGCGACTCGGCACTACTGACGCCGATGCAAGGCATTTCGCTTTCGGTGAAAGGCAGATGCGGTTCGTCCAGCACGCGCTGCCCGGCGATCGTCTGCGCGGCCTGCAGCACCACCGCGGCGGACAACCGCACCTGGCGCGCCAGCGGCGATGACGCCCAAGGGAGCTGAGCGGCGCTGATCACATCGGACATGTCAGCACCCGCACGTCGAAGGCGGCGCCGGCGCGATGCTCACCTGCGCGTCATTGGCCAAAGCCAGGCCGATATGCAGGTGACCGTTGCCGTCTGGCAGCACGTCCACCACCTGCCACAGCCGCGCCTCGATCTGGAAAATATCCCCCTTGACCGGAAGCTGGGTGAAGACGCTGGCGCGCGCGCCGAGCATCGGCTTTGCGACCACGGCTTCATCACCATCGGTGAAGGACACGGTGCGAAATTTTTCCTCGAATCGGCCAAGGATGCCGGGTTGCGGCAAGCCGCGCGCCGGCATGAAGGTGATCGTCTGCCCCCAGGCCTCCAGGCACGGCCCAAGCACCAAGGCGTCAATATCGATCACGGGCGGCGCTTATCGGGCGTGCGTTGTGCCGGCGGGGGCCTGTGCAGCCGCAACCGCATGCGGGGCGGGATTGGCGCTCGCGTTAATAACCGTGCTGCCCAACGGCGCGCGCGCCGTCAGCGGCGGAACAGCGGAGGTTGACGCAGCCCCCCCTTCGGCGTGTTCCGCCCCCGGCTTCAGCTCAGCCTCCGCGGCTGCCCCGGGGCTGGCGGCCGCCGCCGCCGCCGGCACGCCAACATGGCCTGTCTTGATCAGTGCATCGGCGTGGCCTGCGGGCAGATGGATAGACCGGCCACCCTGAAACGGGGCATGGCCAATGCCGGTATAAACCCGCACGCCTTCCTTGATCTGGACCTTAGTCAGCGCGACGGGTGCCGGTTTTTTCAGCGCCATGGGCGTGTCCTTTTGAAAGCGGCAGCCATGCCGCGCGGAGGTATCAGATGCCGTCAGGCGCGGGCTTAGTCACCCGCGGCGAGCAAGCCGGTCTGCAGCACTTCAGGTCGGTTGCAGAGGTGCAGCGCGAAGCTGTT